TCGCCCAAAGCCTTAAAGAACGCTGCATAATTTGCCTGCAATCGCTCTGTATCGTGGCCGGGCATGAAATAATCTGGCGTGATAAAGCGGTTAAGCTTATCGGCCTTTTCACAGGCGTTAATCAGGTCTTGACAATCGCTTGTTTTGTCGAAAAAGGCATCTTTAACAAGCAAAAGCCGGTCGCTGCGGTTATATCGGCTACTTATTGCATCTAACACAGCCTTGTTTGTATCAGTTTCGACAAACGGGCCACATTCTGCCGTCATTAAATCTACCATTAAGCCGCTGAATAATGCAATAGAGCTTGTGCCAATAGAAAAGCCTGCTTTAATGCGGTTTAATTGCGTGTCAGTGAGTTTATGCAAAGTCGGAGAGCAACCAACGATAAAAGCTTCCTGATGATTGCGCGGCTTTATGGCTTCAATCAGCTTTTCAGGCATTTTAAATAGGCCCGCGCCGATAGGGTCATTGAAAACCGGGTTAGTTTTATTGTGAATCAGGCCGGTTGTTAAGTTCATCGTAAAACCCCTTAATCAGCCCAAAATAAACCCTTTTCGGTCTTATCTTTGAGCTGTTTTAACGTCATTACGTTGCCCTCAGAGTTGAGCATGTCCTGAAGCGTAATTTTACCGCTCGACCAAAGTTCATATCGTTTTTTGCCTAGCACCTTGCGGCCTTCTTCGGGAGCCATGCTGCGCATAAATGTATCGAAATTTGTATCGCCTGCAACTTGCCCGCGCATGCCTGTTTCAGAGAAAGCAGAGCGCGTTGATTTCGGGATTTCAGGAATGCCCGGTATATTGAGAATCTCTGAAAGGCTTCGCATGATAGGAACCAAAACCGACCGGCATCCCCAGTGCGTGTCGGTTGGGGGCTGTTTAAACGGTAGCTTTGTTTTGCCGATTGGTTGCCCATCAGACGACCACTGCGACCCGTCATAAGCCCGGCAGAGCAGAGTTGTGCGATTGTCGAGAGTTGCCATATACTCGACACCCTTAATTACATCGCTATTTTGCTTATAAACCTCCATTCTGGCACTGCCCATAACCGCCTGATAGCTGCTTTTCACAAGCGCCTTAGCGTTACGATTAGCCTTCTTAATCATGCCCGGCTCGCCCAACGCCGCCCTTAACATCTCATCAGTAACGCCCGGCACTTTACCCTTCACACCCAACTTTGTAACATCTTGAGTGCCCTTGATTCTGGCCGTCATCTGCCCCAAAGTTTCACCACGCGCAACCGACACACGCATAACGCGCTTAAATTCATCTTGCAATGATGAGGCTTGCTTTGCCCACCATGTAGACGACGGCGCACCCTGAATTAGCGTATCTTTCGCCAATTCTTCAAGCACTTCACGCGACAAGGCATAATCAACCAAATCGACCTTTAAAACGCTGTTAATCGCCTTTGCCGCAAACATTGATTCTATTTCGGCAAGCGTCATCAGTTCGGTTGTCATGTTGCCAGCAATCAGCTTGTATTGGCTCTTAATCGTTTTGTCAGCCATATTAAACAGCTTATTCAGGCGCTCTTGCTGATAGGCTGAACGCTGCACACCAGTGGGGTCAACAGATTCAAGCTCTCTGATAATTTCGGCTATCAAAGACTCAAGAATCTTACTAATGTCTTTCGCGCTTGCGTTTTTCACCTTTTCGAGGTCGAACGCCCTCGCAAGGTAAATATCCTGCAACTGTTCAGAAATGCTTGCCATAAATACCCCTGTTAATCGCTGAATCCTTCTGTTTCTCCGGTTTCAATCACAAAGCCTGCGCCGCAACCCTCACAATGTAAATCTTTCAGTAAAGTGCCGACCGGCCTAACTGCAATCCATCGGTGAAAGCATTTCACACAGATAACCTCGCTAACCTTATGCGGCATCTTTTCTTCGCGATACTTGTTTAAATCAATCATTTGAGCCCCCTGCCGGAGTATCGGCGTTTTCTATTGCAAACTCAACCTCTGACTCAATATCAAAATCATCAGACAGCGTGCCGCGCCGTTTAAGTTCTTTGTAGAAGTTCTCAAGGCGCATCTGGCCGAGGTTTTTCAGTTCCATCAAATAACCAATTTCCTGCACGTCGCTTGCAGTCACCGAAAACATGCCATTCATCTTTGCCATGTATTTTGAAGGCTCGTCGTCTTTAACTTCGCCCAAATACCGCTGAACATACCACAATGCCATGTTTAACGAATCTTCAAAGGCGTCAGCGGCAACCTTCAACTCTGAATTATTGTCAATATAATCCATTTCGGCCTCTGAGGCGGTTTTTGTTTTGCTTGAGCCGGTAGAATCGGCAGAAAGCGCCTTCAGGCCACAATAAGCCGCCTTAATGCGCAATTCTTCGAGGTTTTTTCGACCAGCTTCAAGAGCCGCGCCTGAGTGCTCGACGTATTTCAAATCACCATCAGCGGGCAATATTACAATCTTATGCGGCCCGATTTCAATATCAGAGCCCTTGCCTTTGCCCGCAAGAATCGGAAATTCAGCGGTTGATATTGCCATTTCATGCGTGCTTTCGTCTTGATAATACTGAACGTTTGTATAAGCCAAATCGAGAAATGGCCCGACCGCTTCAAATTCGGTGATTTTTTCACCAGCGTAAAACGGCACCAATGGCACCTTGCCAAGAGCGTTAATCATTGGTTCACCAACCATCGAATAGCTGAAAGTGCCGACTTTGCTATTATAGGCGGTTGTAACAGCCTGCGGCGTTTCATAAATGCCGATAAAATTCTGAGTCACAAGCCGTATGCGCGTAGTTTCTTCGGTAGCTTTTGTTTCATTGTTAAACTGTGTGTATTTTTCAAGAATCTTTGCATAAATGATATTGCCGTCTGCGTCGATATCAGCATCAAGAACATCTTCGGCGGGAATGAAAAGCAAATACGGCCTGATGTTTGCGGCTTTAAAATCTGCTTCTGTGCGTATTTTGGTTGCATCGTAAGCGTCGGCCTCAACGTAAATATAACCTAACCCCTTAGCAAGCCCGTTTTTGAAGCCTGAAGCGGCAAACTTGTTCAGTGAATCGCTTTTTCTGTTCGCGTCTGCAATTACTGCTTGCATTTTTTCGCTGATTGTGTTTTTCTCATCGACCGCCCTAACGGTAATCGGTCTGAAAAAAGCCTTGCCTGCAGAAAAGCCTACGGCACGCTTGAAAAAGGGCGCAAGAACAGCCTTAGACAGCCGTTTTTTGTATCTTTTATCGGTTTCATTATCAAGCGCGGGCAAATAAGTCTGACCATGCGCCCGCATTGCGCCAGTGCCACCGAGCAGCGCGTTAATCATCTGCCATTCAAGTTCCTGCCGCTTATAAGCCGGGCCTTTGGCACTTGTGATAGTCATAGGCAAGGTTTTAAACATATTCGCTCCTTAAAAATCTTTTACCGTTATAATGCGGGTCGCTTCATCAACCGGGTATTTCTGACATTCGCGATACGATACCGCGTCGAACAAATGCCCGATTGCCTTATTTGCGTTCTTATCAATCTCGCCATTAGAGCCTTCAAGAACCGTTAGCCGCTCAAAATCTTCAACAACATGCGGCGCGGCAACAGGGTCAACCATAAATCTTATTATACCATCAATCGACTTAATTCTACAATTCATTGCGTTAATTCTCGACCTTACTGACGGGTGAGCGCGTGGCACGTCGAAGCTCATTCGGTGTTTCCAGTCTGTTTGTTCAAAAAAATCTTTTATCAAATCCCAATCTGAACCTTGCACGCCCTGCGAAGTTTTGTTACCGCCTGCCGGGTCGCCGTAGAAGATTATTTCGCCCTTGTGGTGCTTCCAATCTTCATAAAGCTTGCGGCACACAAGAAGCGTGTTAGAATGGCGAGGAATCCATACTTCACCGATTACGCCTGAGCCAATAACTGGCGATTTTATCACGCCATTGCCTGTTTCGATGTATTCAAATTGGCCGGGCATTACTTGTTCTTGAACGATTGCGGCGATACCGGGAGCATTATTGAAGTCAAAACAGATTTCAAGCGGCTTTTGTAAGCTATGAACAAGTTCGTGCTTGTAGTGTTCGCGGTCAAAGGCATAGGCAACGCGACCTGAGAAAGTTACAAAACTACCCTCAAATTCTTGTGCAAAAGTTCTTTCGTCGTAAATTCTTTTAAAATTTGCAATCTCTTTCGGGTCGATAACTTCGGCACTTTTCCAAGTGAAAAAATCCCATTCATCCGGGTATTTTGCCGCGTTAAGACTTAATTCATAAAGATACTGCAAACCGTTGGGCACGCCGCAAAACATCGCAAAAGCGCCCCTGTCGATAAAACACGGGAAAACGTGAGCTTCCCATGCCGAACGCTTAATATCATCTACTTCGTCGAAAAGAAATCCGTCTACAGGAGCGCCTTCAATGCGCGCCGGGTTATCAAGCCCTGCAAGAAATATTGTCGCGCCGTTGATTAAATAAATCTCTTTATCAGATTCGTTCGGCTTTTTTGCCATTAACTCAGGCGGTATCATTGCTTTAAAGTCGTTCCAGTAAATCTTTACGCACTGACCTTGTGTCGGAGCGCAAACAGCATAGCGCGGGTCTTCAAAGTTCGAGCCACGCAATACTTTTTTTATAAATTTTCTCTTCGCTCTTTCTGATTTGCCTTTATTTATCTACGCCTGCCCTTGCCAATTAAGACAAGGGCAAACGTAGACCGCTGCGGCGGCCAGCCGCAACAACCTCGTATCGTTTTTCAGATAAAGTAAACCGCAACCCTTCGGGGTTGTCTATCATCTTCCAGAGGCGACGCTTCCATTTGGGGATTGATGTCTTCATTTTATTAACTGTAAAAACTCTTGTCTAACAATATGTTGCCGAAAAATACCACGCAAAGCACTTGTCACCATTTTGCTTTTTTGTTTTTCAACACCGCGAGCAGTCATACAAAAATGCTGCGCTTCGCAAATTACAATAGCGCCCCTAGCTTCTAGCTCTTGCATAATTGAATCTGCGATTTGAGCAGTTAATCTTTCCTGAATTTGCGCTCTACGAGCAAATACTTCGACAAGTCTAGCAAGTTTCGATATTCCTACGACTTTTTTATTTGGCAGATATCCAACTGAAATAACCCCAAAAAAGGGAAGTAGATGATGTTCGCATGTTGAATAAAATTCAATATCCTTTAAAATAACCATCTCATCACAACTGCCTTCTTTAAAAGATGTTTTCAATACATCGCAAGCGCATTGTTTATAACCACCAAACAACTTATCATAAGCCTTTTCTACTCGTCGCGGTGTATCTATTAAACCTTCTCTATTCGGGTCTTCGCCAATTGATTTTAATATGTTTTTAATGCTTTCTTTTATCATATTTATCTCCAATTTCTTAACTTGTGTATCTGATGCCCAACTCTATAGCCAGTCACCAAGCTTATTTTTTGACATTGTTCAATATATTTTTGCTTGTTCCCTTCCGGTTGCAACCAAACCAAATCAGTTTTCTTATGTTCTGCGACATCGTTTAATAATTGATTTAAGTCTGAATTGTCAACAACCAACTTAATCTCATTAGCGTAGGCCAAATGATTTTTATTATAATGTCCGTTTTTGGGCGACATCGAAATCCAATCACAAATCGGTGGTGCATTCAATCCATTTGTTTCAATCGCAACGAAATGTTTTTTTTCTTGCAACGCAATAATCAATGGTTGAATATTTTGAATGGTAGGCTCTCCACCCGTTATAACCACAAAACGATAAGCAGCTTTTTTCATAATTTGTTCAATATTTTGAGTGGAAAAGCTTAAAAAATCAGTATCACACCATTCACAATTAAGATTACAGCCGGATAATCGAATAAAAGTACACGGAGTTCCAGTAAAAAACCCCTCTCCCTGCCAGCTATTAAAAATTTCATTAACTTTATATTTCATAACTAGCCGTATTTCCCTCGCTTTCCTGCACATCTGCGCGATAACAATTATCTACGTTATCAACAATCCACTTAGCAATATTTTCAGCAGTAGGATTAAAACTTAATTGGTCATTTAAACACTGATGGTCTAGTTTATCATGAATTATTCTTTTTACATGAGTAAAATCAATTACCATGTCATTATGATTTAATTTTTCTGCCTTACAATAAACAATAACAATCCAGTTATGTCCGTGATAATTCCGACATTTACTATCATAGTCAAGATTGAGCTTATGACTAGCTGAAATTTCCATTCGTTTTTGTATTTTATACATTTTATACTCCTATAAATTTTTTTCAGCATACCGCTGAAATTTCACCCATTCATTAAAATTATGTATTGCGGTCTTATTTGTTATTACTCTTTGTCCTGTCTTTTTATTTTGTTTTTGCATGTTTTTGCCATCAAATAAATAAACAGAGCCAAATCTATTGCCACTTAGCCAGCTTGTGCTATCAACAGAATAAAACGGATATTTTTTTAATCCAATTAAATTAGTAAATCCTAATGCGTGCACCTTACAATTATTTGAATTGGCAATGGCAAGAAGAGATAAAAACACATCGTATTCACTCGGCTTAATTTCTTTTGTAACGATTCCTCCAATAGCCACATAATCATATTTTTGAGTCAACATTTTCCAATAATCCAACCCCCTGCTTTTATGCCAAACTGGAATACATTTTTTATTGCAACGAGCCTCAAGAATATCTCTTAGTCGCTCAACAGCAGGGAGTCCAATAACAGAGTCTATGTCTAATTCAAAAAATAAATCAACATTATACTTTTTTATAAAATCAGCATATTGTTCAATGTATTTTAGCCAATCCACATCACCCGTCTTTTTATTAAGATATGTAAATGCTCCACTATCTAATAAAAAAGAACGATATTTATTTATAACAGATCGTTCGTATGTTGAAATATATGCAAAACTTTCAAGACGAAAAAAATCAAAAAAATCTCTATTAGCCCAACACGTCTTTTCCCATCCAGAACCGGCCAAAAAAATTTTCATTATTCGTATTCCGTTGTATCAAACCCATTGAGGGCTTCTTGTCGCTCCACACAACTGCCACATTTTCCACAATGTTTGTCACGACCTTTATAACAAGTCCATGTTTTACTATAATCGACACCAAGTTCTTTGCCAATTAATGCGATTTGTCTTTTATTAATATTGGTATATTGTGCTTTTATTTCTACCTTAACATAAGTTCCCGCAGTTATTGCATCAGACATATAATTAATAAAATTCGGCCGACAATCTGGATAAATAGCATGGTCGCCAGCATGATTTCCAATGTAAATATTGCTTAACCCGTTGCTTTCCGCAATTCCCGCTGCAATCGAAAGCATGATGCCATTTCGGAAGGGCACGACCGTTGATTTCATGTTTTCATCCTCGTAGTGTCCGTCAGGAATATTGGTTCCAGATTTTAACAAAGAAGATGCAAAAAATTTGTCAATAAAATCAAGATTAATAACAAAATGTTTAATGCCAAGTTTTTGACAATGGTATTTTGCAAAAGCAAGCTCTTTTTTATTGTGCTTTGATTGGTAATCAAAAGATAATGCCAACGCGATATCTTTTTTAAAATCATATAAAAGAGTTGTGCTGTCCATCCCGCCAGACAAAATAATTATACCATTTTTTTTCATATTTCAAATTCCTCGCCGCATGATGGGCATTTTGTAGTTTTTGGTTTTTTTGAAGTTGATTCAGAATTTTCAAAAAAACTATTCAAATCGACATTGCTTGAATTGCCCGTTAATGATTGAATTTCATATTCATCAAACCCAAGATTTATCAAATCAATATCTGCATTTGTAAGCGCCTTTAATTCTAACCCAAGTAGTTCGTTATCCCAACTTGCATTAAGCGCCAATTTATTATCGGCCAAAATATACGCCTTTTTCTGCACTTCAGTTAAATGCGAAAGCTCAATGCAAGGCACTTCTTTAAGCCCTAATTTCTTTGCGGCCATCAAACGCCCATGACCAGCCACAACGCCATTATCGCCATCAAGCAAAATCGGGTTGTTGAAGCCGAACTCTTTTATACTTGCGGCAATCTGCGTAACCTGCTTTTCATCGTGGGTTCTAGCATTATTTACATACGGTATCAGCTTATCAACCGACTTGTATTCAACTTTTAACTTAGTTTCTTTCATAAACTCCCCATTTAAAGCGATTTAACGAACTCTGCAAGAGTTGTCTTGATTTCTTCAAGGTTATCTTTCTTTTGTTCTTCTTTGCGCTGTTGCCAAATATCGGGCAAGCGATTTATGAGCCAAAAAATCTGAGCGCCCAAACTCGGAGCCTGATATTTTTTAACAATTCGTTTTTTTACGTTTTGCTTATCGCCATTTTTTGTTATTTCAGTATGCACTTCTTCATACTCAAAGCCAAGAGCGTTTTTAAGTAGGGCATTTTCAACCTCTACATCAACCGGCCCCTTGCCTTTTTTAATTGCCTCTAAAAACTCTGGAAACCGCTTCTGATAAGAATAATATGTTTCAAGGCTGATGTTCAGATTCTTTGCAATCTGCTCATCGCTTAAACCACGCCTTGCAAACGCTTCTGCGAGCAAGGGAAAATCATCATTATACTTAATCTTAGCGCCGCCAAGATTCTTTTCGCCCTTTCCAGAGCCTTCCTTCGGCTTTCCAGCCATAACACACCGCCTTAATTATTTTACATGCGCCGAAAAGCCTGATATAGCCGATTCCACGGCTTCTTTTATCTCAGCCTTCTGCGTCATATCGTCGATAATAACCGTAATCCTATCATTCTGCTTGCGGCCATCTTCGGGTGATTCTTCGTCCGGGTCGGCCACAATGCCCTGAGAATCAGCCATTATCGCGTCAATATCAAGTCCAAAGTTGATAAAATCAACCTCTGGCATTGCTTCCATTTCTGCAAGTAGCTTTTCAATATCCCATGCCGATAAGTCGTGAGTTGAATTGTCGATAAGCCGTAACTGCCTGATTTTATCGTCGGGCAGGTCGAGCTTAATCACGGGCACGGTTTTCAGGCCAAGCTTATTACCAGCGCGAAATCTAGTGTGGCCGATAACGATAACCATATCTTTATCAACACAAATCGGCTGAACAAAGCCAAACTCAGCGATAGATTTTGCAACAGCATCAACCGCCGCGTCGTTCAATCGCGGGTTTTGCTCGTATGGCTTAATTTCGGCAAGTTTAAAATATTCTATGTTCATGAGGTAATTTTACCACAGGCGGCTTTTTCGCGCAATTTATAATTTTTACGCGCTTCTTTTGCAGCCCGGTAAGTGTCGTAAAGGTCTTTAAAATCGCGCCTGAGCCAAACGAAAACAGTCTGCCAGTGAACAATCGGCAGGTTTAAGTCTTTGGCAGCAAGTAATACCGCGCTATGTTTGCCTCTAACGCTGCAACCATCAGCAATGTAGGCGATAATCTTTTTGAGATAATCGCGTTTTTGAGCAACGCCCATGCGTTTCTCGCTTGCCTTGCGCGAAGCCTGCAAAATCTTCTTTGCCTTTTGATACTCAACCTGCATTTCGGGCAAGTCGCGCAAGTAGTTGTAAATCGTTACATAATTCACGCCTGCAAGCTCTGCGGCTGAACCTTTGCCCGTTACCGGGTAGCCCTGTTTCAAAAAGTCAACAACTTTCTGCAAAATTTCTTTTTTTTCTTCGGTAGTTCGCATAATACCCCCATTGATTGTATATTTTTATTTTATCACAGATTGAGTGAGTGGCCTATTTTAATTTGAAGATTTTTAAGAAATATGTTGACTTTATTTATACAATGTTATATTATAGCTTATAATGCAAAAAAGGAGATTTATATGACAAAAAATGATTACGAGCGATTTTTAACTGTTAAAGAAGCGGCAGAGCGGTTAACATTAAACGACTGGCACATTAGAAGTCTTTTGAGGTCGGGATTACTTAGGGGAACAAAAATAAGTCATAAGGCGTGGAGAATACCAGAATCAGCCATTATAGAACTTATTAAAAATGGAATGAACTCCGATGGCGTATGTATAAAATAATGTTGTGTCGTGGCTGTATTTTTATAATTTAAAATATTTTTTGGTCTTGTGCTCATTTTAACCCCGCTTCGGCGGGGTATTTTTTTTGAAAGCGCAAAATAATTTGAAAATTTAAATTGACATGAGCACTTAAAAGTGTTAATATAAATAAACAAGTTTTTACACGAAAGGACGAAAAATGAAGAATCTTAAAGAATTGAGAAAAGCAAAAGGCTGGTCACAAATGACGCTTGCTGAAAAGTTAGACGTTTCGCTTATGTCGGTTAGACTTTGGGAAAATGGAGCAGGCAAGCCAAATCTGGAAAATTACGAGAAAATAATAAAATTATTCGATATAATGCCTTTTTCGGAGGAATAAAGTGAATCTTGATAAAAGGTGTATATTTTGCAGAAAATTTATTGAATTGAGAAATCCGCATCATAAAATAAACGACGATTACTGCTGTGTTGACTGCGCTTTCAAACAAGGAATGATAACCGGAGAATATTATTTAAGGATTCATGGAATTGGCGTTCCGTTTTTCAAGGCATTTGTTATGAATGATGAAATATACGTAATGCCAATTAGAAAGCAGAAAAAACAAAATGAGCGTCAGACACCAGAGGCAATCGCTTGGAGAAATATTGTTTTTGAAAGAGATAATTATACTTGTCGACTGTGCGGCAAGAGGGGCGGAATATTAAACGCTCATCACGTGAGGTCTTTTGCAAAATACCCAAGCGAAAGAACTAACCCCGAAAACGGCATAACGCTTTGCTATGATTGTCATAAAGCGGCGCATTCTATACGACGAGGGAAATAAAATGGCAAGACCTACGCAAAATACGATTGATTATTTTCCTCATGATTGTCAGCATAAGCAAACCATGTATATTCTTGAAAGTAGACATGGAAACAATGGTTATGCTTTTTGGTTTAAATTACTAGAATTACTTGGCGCTACGCCGGGTCATTCGCTAGACCTTAGAGAAGAAATATCTCAAGAGTTTTTGGCAGCAAAAACTAGACTTGAGTGGAGTTTCTGTGCCGGATTGCTTGATTTGCTATCAAAACTGGGAGCGATTGATTCGTTTTTATGGTCACAAAAAATAGTGTGGTCACAAAATTTTGTTGATAGATTGGCAACGGTTTATAACAAGAGAAAAAGAGATTTGCCAAAAAAACCGAATTTCTGTGCCGGGAACCCTAGTTTCGGGAACGGAAACGACAATAATGCCGGAGTTTCTGATACAGAAATGCCACAAAGTAAAGTAAAGGAAAGTATAGTAAATAAAAGAAAAGATATTCCCGCCGATTTTGAAAAATCAGCGGATGATGAATTGCCTTTCGCAGATGAAGGCGATCTCGAACAAATTGAAGGGATTAAAACAAAATCGAAAAAAGTTAAAGCAGCTAAAATGCCCAAAGACTCAAAGCCTAACGCATGGGCAATCTGGATTGATATAAATCGCGAACTTGGCAGGGCCGACCCTTTTGCTAGCGGTAAAGACACCAAAGCGGCAAAAAGTATCTTATCGCAAATACAAGACCCTGAAAAATTCAAAGATATTTTGCGGCAGTATCTTGCCGATGACGACCGATTCTTGATGCAAAACGGCCACAGTATTAGCTTTTTGAGCAGTAGAATTAACAAATATTTGAATAAAAGCCATCAACAAAGCTATGACGACGAACAAGGCTGCGATGACGCCATTATCGAAGCCATAGAAGCCGAGTGTTGGGCGAAAAACCCGGAGCTTATGAAGCGACAGCAAGAAGAATACGAAGAAACAATAGCGCGAATGAAGCGGGAGCGCGAAGAAAAGGCCGAAGAACTGCGAAAACTTAAAGAGGAATTGATATGATAAAATTTTCAGTTATCACGTCGGAACAGCCCGCTTATCTGACAAAGCGGTATCGGCTTGAAAATGGCAAGCCGGTTAAATCATCGGGCGGGCAGATGACATCTGGCAGCGTAAAACTTGTATCGGTTGCAAATATGCTTGAATTTGCGGCGATTCTGCCGGAATTAAAACATAATCAAGCATTGTGCTATGGCGTGCCGAAAGGTTTAATGGTTGGCGCAAGCAAGAAATTAACGACTGAGGCAAACAGAAGCCCGGAAAATCTTAGCAGAACAAATAAAGATTTTTTCTGGTCGAACGAACCCGGAATTTTGTTTATCGACCACGACACCGGCCTTGACCGTGAAAACTTTCTTGCGATTATTGAGCAAGCACTACCAGAGGCGCGGCAGGTTGTTAAAATATGGTATCCGTCGAGCAGTAGCTATATTTTCAACGGCAATGAACAAATTAACGGCCTAAAAGGGCAGCGTTTGTATTTTGCGGTTGATAGGGCATCAGAAATGCCGCGAATTGGCAAGATTATACATCAACGCATGTGGCTTGCCGGTCACGGGCATATTTTTGTTAGTGCTGCGGGTTCATTGCTTGAACGCAGCGCGGTTGATGCTACTGTTTGGCAGCCGAACCGATTAGACTTTGCAAGCGGGGCATTATGCGATAAACCATTAATTCAAAAGCGCGGCGACCCGGTTTTGATTTCTGGAGCTAGTGACCTGCTTGTATCTGCGACCATAAAAAATTTGAGCAGCAAAGAGTTACAAGCGTATCAAGAAATGGTTTTGAGCGAAAAGAAGCGCCTGAAGCCAGAATCACAGCGCAAGCAAGCAGAACATATTGAAAATAGAATTAAAAATGTGCCAGAGGCACACAAAAAACAAATCAGAGAATTTTATCAACGGGCATATCAGGGCGGCGTTTTATCAGGTGACTTTATGATAACGGTTATCAAAGATGGTGCCGAAATCTCAATAACCGTAGATGATATTTTGAATAATCCGAAAGATTATCACGGCTGCATTACTCTCGACCCGATTGAACCGGAATACAATGGCTATCACAGAACCGGAATACTTTATCTTACTGAAGGCAAACAGAATCTTTATTCTTTGGCGCATGGCGGCAGAACTTTCGAGCTGAAGCGCATAGACTCAACCGAAAAAATCACTAATGCCAATAAAGTATTAGATAAAATGTTTGAAAGCCTCGAAGAACAAGATAGCGGCAAAAGTATGCCGATTAGTTTTCCGTGGCCGCGCTTAACAAGCTCGACTCAAGCATTAAGAGAGAAAACCGTTACAGTTCTCGCCGGTGCAGAAAAGACAGGCAAGAGTTTTTTAACTATGAATATTATCAAGCACGCACAAGAAATGGGCGTAAGTTGGGCATATCTACAACTTGAAGATGACGTAGAGGCGTGGACTTGGAGAATGTTGGCGATTCTTGAGCAAAACTATAAGATGATTGATACCGGAAAAGAAACGGTAATGGAAAGAACCGAGGCATACAAGCGGCGGCGTGATGAGTTGGGTGGTTATGCCGTAAACGTAACCGAAAACCCGCGAAATGGGCATAAAAACGCAAAGGGCGAAACCGAAATACCGAAAGTGACCGCCGATAAAGTTTTGAACTGGCTACGCAGAGCATCAAAGCGAGCTAGAATTGTTGTAATTGACCCGATGAGCCAAATTGATTTTACCGGGCGCAATTCATGGGAACAGGAAGCAGATTTTATCAGAAATTGCTGTGCAATCGTTCAAGATGGGAGATGTTCTTTGATTCTTGTTTGCCATACGGTAAAAGGCAGCGGGGCTAATGGCGTTGAACGCTCGTCTAGCGATGTTCAAGGGTCTGCGATGCTGACAAGGCTTGCTCAAACCACGCTAATTCTTGATACTTGTGAACTTGAAGAAAAAGAAATAAAACTTTCTGGCAATACAACAAAAAAGGCCGAAGCAAATAGAATTTTGCTGATTGCAGCGGCGAGAAACGGCCCCGGAACGCGCTCAAAATTGGCATATTTGCAAAACTCTAGCGGCCCGACGTTTCAAGAAATTGGTTTTTTGGCTACACCACAAAAAAAGAATAGGAGCAATTAAAAATGAACAAAGAACAACCTCGCGAAATTATTACCAGAGATTTTACTGCTTACCAAAAAACAATTATAGACTTGTGCAAAGCTGGTTATAAATGCACTTACGACGGCATGATGGAAACGCATTTATATAAAGCCGGTGATTTTGTCGCCGTGGTGTTACGACAATGATAGGCTCTTGCAAATGCCATGTTTGCGGTAGGTCTGATATTTATCTGAAAACTTCGGGTGATTTTCTTGAAAATTTAATTTTGCTTTGCCCTGAATGTTTTTCAATTTTTATAAAAAATAACGCTTGCAATTCTTCAAAACTTGTATTAAACTAATCATGGAGGTATTAAAATGTGGTTAAAAACTGAAAAACTTTTAATTGATTTAAGCAAGATTACAGAGGTTCAGCTTTCGCAAAAGAGCATCGTTTTTATTTATGCCGATAGAAATACTGTATCTATCACTAAAAACAGTCCGGAAGCCGCGCAAGCTCTTTTTGAGCACGTTGCGGCGTTATTGGAGGCGAAAGAATGAGCAAGACGCACGCGCCCGGCCCTTGGAAAATAACGCACTCAGAAGTAAACGGCTACCGCGTTTCGGACTCGACCGGCTGGGGCGTTGCCGTTGTGCTTAAAGACACGAACGATGAGGCCAACGCCCGCCTGATAGCCGCCGCGCCGCAGATGTTTGAGGCGCTTGAGCTGTTATCTGAAGCGGTCAGGTCACTTGACGAGCAGATCAGCACTGTTCACGACAAGATCGTAATAACCGACGCAGTAAGTCTATTGCGTCTGCAGAATAACGCGCTTTTGGCTGTGAAGCAGGCAGAAGCGGCTATAGTTGCCGCGAAGGGGGAAGTATGAGCGACATAAAAATTGTAGGATGGCCGAAAAGGCCGGCAGAACAGCGACGCGACGAATTGGAAATTGAGAACGCCGAGCTGCGGAAATCATTATCTGACCGCGAATCAGAACTTGATATTACGATGGCAGAGCAGGAGCAACTGATAGACGAAATAGCCGAGCTGCGGAAGCTGGTTGAGCAGATGCTTGAGGCGCTGGAAGCGTGCGCCGCATACTGGTATTACAAAAGAAGCCCAAGCATCCCAGAGCAGTCGGAGCTAATTAGCCTTGGCGCAGAACAAGCACAACGATTGATTAAAGCGGCCATAGCTGCCGCGAAAGGCAACAAATGAACCCAAAATTAAAACCATGCCCATTCTGCGGCAGCGACGGCTTTAATCATCAGGGCGGCATTATATGCTCTAACAGCGATTGTTTTATGTTCAACGCCTGCATTTCTGAACAGTTTTGGAACAATCGCCCACTTGAAAACGACCTACAAGCCGACATCGGAGACCTTAACCGCGAAAACATCGGCCTTAAAAGCATTTTAAAAACACTCGAAAATATCGACGAATACAAAATGCAGGGCCATGAATGTTATGCAAAACACGTGCTTTTGAGTTTGCGCGACAGGCTGAAAAGAATAGAAAGAGGTAAAAAATGAAACTAATCAGCGTGCAGAGCCGAGGCGATAGGCTTGTAAGAGTCGTTAAGACTTTTAAACGGCTCTATATCGCCTACGGGAAAAGGCTCTCATACCACCCCGAATGGGGCCAAACCAACACAGCTACAACCATATCGGCATCAACAGAAGAGGTCGAGGCATTAAAAGCCGCCGAAGAGTGGCTGAAAGGGGCGAATATATGAAATTTTGCACGGTTGATGGCGTAGATATAAAAGAAAAACAGCCTTGCATCGTTTTTGACAAAGACGCGGCAATACCGCATGATTGCAGTGTTTTAATGGATTTACAAGCACGAGGCAAAACGCATGAAGATTGCGAATTTTATAAAGAAGCCGATAAAACCGTATTTGAACGCGCAACCGATATAAAATACAAATCAATCGGCCTGCCGATGCTGATTGTAAGCTATAACTTTGATACAAAGAAGTGGTCTGCATGCTTGCGCAACTATGACCGGGGTGTTGAAACGCAAATACAAGAGCCTACCGCGGAAGCGGCTTGCGAAAAACTTTTGGAATTATGGGAGAAAGCGAACAAATGAAAGAACAAAAACTAATCCAAGAAATGCAAAAATCAGGCATAAATTACGCAAAAGGCTGCGATGATGCAAACTTTGCCCGCGAAAGCGGCAGCTTGAAACATCTTGAAGCCATTTATCGCGTCGCAATGTGGCGCTATCGGTATTTTTTAAGTGGGGTGAGATGATAGGCTATCGCGATAGAACTTTTTGCACTTATCTTGATTGTAAAAACACGACATGCGAGCGCCGATTAACCGATGATGTTAAAGCGGCGGCCCGCGAATGGTGGGGCAAAGATAACCCGCCGATTATTTTTTTTGCAGCAAGGCCAGAGTGCTTTGAAAACAGCATACGAAACGATTGATTGTGTTTACACATCGCGGCGGTTCTTAAATGCGCCGATTAGCCTTGATTTTCAGCATACTTTGTCGGCGGGAAGGCCAAGCATTGCCGAAAATTACCACGTTGAGCAATATCGAAGCGGAACAAATAAAAATACAACATGCACAATTACAATCGGCATGAGAAACAGACAGGTGTTTTTTGTGTTAGATGATGCTTTTGTAAGACAATCGCGACTAACAACGGCAGAATCGGCCATGTTTATGTTAAATAAAAGGGTTGCCGATATAATCAAAGAAAACAAGGTCATGCTTTATGCCGAACTTATGCAATGGGCTAATCGGGCTAATTTTGGCGAGGTGAGATAAATTTTATTTTTTTGCTTGCAATTTTATTTTGTTTGTTTTATACTTAATTTGTGAACGACGAATAAAATAAAAACGAGGTAAGAAAATGAAAACTGAAATTAACTGGGAAAACGTATCGCCGTTAGATATTCTTTTTGGTGGCAACTCTGAAGTTGATGCGTTTTTTGCATCTGAAGTTGCAGAAGCAAAGGCAAATGAAGAAAAATTAGTTACTGAAATAATTGCACTTTTTAACAAAAAAAATGAGCTCGCCGCAAAAGTTTATAAAGATAATACCGATAAAATCACTTATGGCGACATCGACGACGACCGCGATGATATGCCAAGAAGCTATACTATTGCAAAAATCAACGAAATTAAACGCAAAAAGAAACTTTCTTTTATTGCATCTGAAATTGAAAACAAAATGGCTGAATTAAAGGCAATTTCCTCCGAATCTTTTGAAGTTGCCAAAATGATGATGGAGTCATAACATGATAGAATTAAGCCAAAAAGAGGCAGAAACGCGTGCAAGCAAAGTAAAAGTGCCCGCCTTAACAGAAGAAGAAGTTTTCGACCTCGTGCAATTCGACTTTGCAACCAATAGCGCGGCGATTGCTGCAAGAGTAGCATTAGGTCTTGAGTCTATAAAATACTTGCGCAAAAGGGCTAAGGAAGTAATTGACCGCGAAGTTTTTAATAGACAGTTTCGCGAATGGGCTAAAGCTGCAAGGCCACAATGGGATAATCACCGGCAAAAATATATTTGCTATGGATTGAATAAATAAAACGCTTGCAAATATTTTTTAATGGTGCTATATTGAATTTGTCCAAAATCAAAACGAGGTGTGAATAATGAAAAAAATTAGAATTGTAAATAATGCAAACATAGAAAATCTTGATTGTGACTTTATAACCGACATTTTAACTGATAAAAATGGCGGCATAATTGCTATTAGTGTTTCAAAAAACGAAAATGCAGCCAAGATTTTTAACAATATTCTTGATGCTGCATTTTGGGGGCCGAACATTCGCGC